GTACAACCTCTACATTCCGAGCCGCCCGCAGGTCCGTGACGGTCTTTGCGCCACGCCGGACGAAATCGTAGAAATCGAAACCCCGATCACTCTCAACAACAACAACGTCTCCTGTGCCCTCAACGCCTGGCAAGAATTGACCTCGATTGAATCGTTCACCAAGGAAATCGCCAAGCCCTTTGGCGAGACTTTGGCAAGGGGTGTCCAGGACCGTATCGTGAAGGACAACATCTACAAGAACATGCAGGCCGTCGTTGCCGCCACTCCGTCCTTCGAAGTGCTCTCCGACGCTGCTTCCGCCCTCGGTGAACTCGCCGTTGACGGTGATGTCGTGGCCTTCCTTGCCCCGACGGTGACCGGCAAGATCGCCGCTTCTGGCCTCGGCCTCTTCCAGGCTGCCCAGGAAGCCAAGGACATCTACGGCAAGAACGCCCTCGGTGAATACGCTGGCGCCAAGACCATCAAGCAGGCTGCCCTGCCTGTGTTGAAGATCGGCTCCGCTGCTACCGGTACCCTCACTCTCGTCGAAGTTGAAGACGCTGACAACAACGTCATCGGCTACGAAGAGGTGACGAAGATTGCCGGTACCAACCTGCAGGTCGGTGACATCTTCAAGCTCAGCGGTCTCAAAATCGTGGACCCGAGCGGCTTGAAGACGGACCAGGATGTGGTCATCTCCGTTATCGGCGTGAACGCTGCCGGTACCGAAGGCACCATCATGCCTCTCCGCGTGACTCCGAAGTCTGGCAACTACAACAACCCGAACGCCTGGGTGGAAGACGGCACTGACGTGTCCAACCCGCTCTCCCTGACCTTCGGCCTGGAAGCCAACACTTCTTACTACGTAGGCCAGCTGCGTATCGCTGACGCCTTGGCATTTGACAGCTATAAGTTTAGCTCTCTCCCAGGCTCTGAAACGGAAGAGATCGCCGAGTTGGGTCCCGTGTCCTTGAAGATGTCCATGTTCGGTGAAGGCAACTGCCTCGAAAAGTTCATCCGTCTGGACTTCCCGCACGCTGCGGGTATCTGGGACAGCCGCTTGTGTGTTGGAGTCTACATCAAGAAGTAAACCCTAAGAAGCAACCAAAGAGGGACAGGTATCAGTACCTGCCCCTTTTTGTGTCACCCCACTTTAATGGCAAAAGGACCTTTTTATGATTGCAGTAAACAAGCTGATCCAGATTGCCTACCAGTCGCTCAACATGACTGGCCTGGGTGAATCCACTGACGGCGACATGGCCGTTGCCGCGCTCGACGAGCTCAACGCGCTCATCAGCGGCCTCAACGAGCAGGGCTTTCTGAGCCTCTCGCAGAAGTTCACCGACATCCCTCCCGGACGCGAGTTCACTTTCCGTGTCAAGGTGGAAGGCGAGGAAACCCCGGGCAACGTCATCGACCTCAAACCTCCCGTCGCCATCACGGGCGTGGGCCGCAAGGTCGGCGAACGATTCATCCCGCTGCACCCGATGGACCGCCAGCAGATAGACCGTTCCAACCGTCTCACGATGCCCCACGCTTTCAACTACGGCAGGTGCTACGAGCAGGTGCCCAACGAAACCGACCACGGCTTCGAGACAAGGGAACTCGGTATCCTGGTGCTCGACGGCAGGAGCCCGACTCCTCTCCGCGTGTACTACAACGCGCCCCTGGAATACTACCAGCTCGACTCGACCATCTGGCTCCCGGAGGCATACAACGAACTGCTGCTCTCCGGCCTCAAATTCAGGCTGGCCAAGCGCTTCGACCTCGCTGCCGACAAGAAGGCCGACTGCGAGACAGACTTCACCGCGGCCAAGAAGCTCATCAAGCGCAACGCGGCATCGCAGCGCATGATCCGCCTGGACGGCCCGGCAACTTCCTACAACGACAGGTTCTACGACGGCTTCTGCCCGGAATCCTGGTAAGGGGGGAGCATGGCTTCCAATACTTCCGTAAGCAACTACCTGGTCGCACCAGGTACCAACCGTGGCAAGCATCCCGCCACGATGGGTACCTCGTGGACCTGCAACATGTACCGCGAAATCAACCAGGACATCCAGTACCTGGAATCCGTTCCCGGCCTCAAATTCTACAACGAAATCGCGCCAGGCGCCAAGTGCCGCGGGTCCTACGTTTCATCCATCGGCCTCGGTACCGACAACCAGCAGGAGAACATGTTCGTCGTGTTCGGCTCGCACCTGTACCGGATCGACTGGCGATACAACGTTGCCGACCTGGGCCAGGTGGCCTCCGGGTCCAACCGTGTCTCGTTCGCCGAGACAGGCGGCATCAACCCGTATCTCCTCGTTGCGGACGGCAGCAACCTCTGGGCATACAGCCTCATCGAAGGCGGCGAACTGAAACGCATCACGCTGCCCGAGCGTGTCAATGGCGACGGGGGACAAATCAGCCCGACCCACGTGGCCGTGGTGGCCGGGTCGGTTGTGATTACGGACCGCACGAGTGGCTTCGTATACTACTCCATCCCGTATCCCTTGAACAGCGAGGAGCGCGAGGTTTTCCAGATGCAGCTGGTGGACGGCAAGATGGAGCCGGTCTACGACCCGAACAACCCGTACAAGGTGCTCACCCAGATGGTGGACGCATTCGACTGGATGTTCTACGACAACTACGGTGTCCAGCAGTATTTCAATGCGGAATCTTCCAGCGACAACGTACGTGCCATCGCCGCCATCGGTGCCAACCTGTATCTGTTTGGATACAAGACCGTCGAGATCTGGCAGAGGGGCAGCGGCGAGTACGAGACCTGGGTGAGACAGTCCTACACGACCAACGCCTCCAACGGCTTGCAGGCTCCGTATTCAATCGCCACATGCGGCAGCAACCTGTACTACCTGGGCTCCGGTGAATCGTTCGCCAAGGGCATAATGATGGTCTCCGGACAGAACTACAAGAAAATCAGCGAGACATGGCTTGACGAAAAGTTGCTCGGTGAAACGGGAGACAGTGCGTTCGGTTTCTCGTATGCGGAAGGCAACCACAACTTCTATATCGTCCAACTTCAAAACCTGCAGGAAACCTGGGTATACGATACCGAGACGAACGAGTGGGCGCAACGTACCAGCCGCGTATACGAGACCGGCGAGGAGACCCGCTGGCGCGTATCCGACCTCTCCTGGTTCAAGGGCGCCTTCTGGGCCTTCTGTGACGACGGGTGCATGTATTCCTTCGGTGACTACTACTGGGAGGACTACGGCAGCACGGGTCACAGGTTGCCCATGATCCGCCACAGGCAGGGAGCTGTGCTCGTGAACGACGAGCGTCCCTTCATCTTCAACGAGTTGTCCATCGAGTGCAACGTGGGCACGTGGGGCGACTACGCCCTCGAACCCGACCTGCTCCTGGAAGTGTCCAAGGATGGCGGAATGACGTTCGGCAATACCCGCAGCTGCAAGATGGGCCGGGTGGGCCAGTATTCCCACAGGGTCCGGTTCCACAACCTGGGCTACAACAGGCTCGCTGTATTGAGGGTGACCTACTCCCATCCCACATCGCTCGAACTCACCGCCTGCTCGCAGCGCATATCTCCCACCACCACGGTGATTTAGGAGGCCGCATGTTTTCAGGAATCATCAACAAGGGCTCCCCGCAGGTAGACGTTGTCGAGACCGTTTCCGGCGTGTGGAACGAGTACGACAGCGCCGGGTGGCACATAGTGAAGACCCCGTTCTTCCTCGTGTTGGAGAAGGTGTGCGACGCTGGCCAGAGCGCCATGCCGTTCACCTTCGACACACCCGTCCCGGCGGTGCTGCACGGTTCATCGGGAGTGGCCAGGTCCATCCTGGTGAAACCGGGCTCCACGGCCATAGAGGTGCCCGAAGGGGGCCTGGTGAGCATACAGGTATTCGGTGACAGGGCCAAGCCCACCGCCACGAGGTAAACCCACTTTAATGCAAAAGGAATTTCATCATGGACAAGAAGAAGTGCATCGAGAAACTCAAAAGCCTCAACGAGATGATCGAGGACTATCTCGATAATCTCGCCATGGCAGAAGCCGACGAAAAGGCTGAACCAGAAAAGAAGAAGGAGGAAAAGTAGCATGATACCTCTGATCGTTGGGGCCGCTCTCGCGGCTGGCGCCGGTGCAGCGAACGCGTATTCGTCCTACAAGGACCGCGAGGCTGCCGCGGATGCCTATGACAAGATACAGGGCCTCGCCGACGAGGCCAACTCGGCAAACCAGGCTGACATCGCCGCATACAAGAAGTATTTGCAGGACACTTACGGCACGGGTGCCGCAAGCTATCAGACCGCCTTGCAGAAGTTCCTGGATTCTGACGTTTACCAGAACGATGCCTTCAACTACGACAAGTCCGTGAACGACTTCATGGACCCGTATGCGAACCAGCGCTGGCAGGCCGAGATGGACACCATCAACAACGCGTCCGCGTCCGGTGGCAACAGGTTCTCCTCCGACTACGTCAACCGCGTAGGGGCCCGCGCCCAGGCACACACTTCGGAAGAGTACGAGAAGGCCTACAACAAGCTCATGCAGGACCGCCAGGCACAGCTCGCCACGTGGCAGGCAAACAGCCAGAACGGCTGGAACAACTACAACGCGACCCAGGACCGCCTGAAATCCGCGGTGGATGTCTACGGCAACGACCGCAACATGCTGGCCCAGGGCATCGCCGATACCACCATGGCCAACATGAACAACCGGAACGCGAACCTGCAGACACAGGCATCCGTCATGGGTGGAATCGCCAACGCGCAGATGGGCAACAACTTCGGCGGGTACGCGTCGCAGATTCTCACCCCCGCAGCGTCGTTCGTGGGCAGCTACTTCGGTAATAAATAGGAGGAATCATGCCGTCATTTTCGTTCAACTGGGCAGGACTCAACGTCCCGAACATCGACGTGCAGGGCAGCATCCAGCGCGGGAACCAGGCGGCGAACCAGGCCGCCCAGGGTTTCGGTGCAGGCGCGGCAGGTGTCCAGAGGCAGCTCGACGACAACCGTGCCGCGAAGGAATACAGCGACATCCTGTCAAACTACCAGGGACCGCAACAGCAGTCTCCCGAGGTTGCTGCAATCCAGCAGGAACTGACGAGATTGAAGGCCCGCAACGCCGAAATAGCACGGAGGCTCGGACTTGGCAACGGCTAGGGAGATAATCGAGCTCTTCCTCAAAAGGATGCTCGCAGGAGGCGGTTCCCGTGCAGCGGGAGCGGCCAATATCCTCATGGGTTCCGTGGGCGAGAACGGTGTCACCACTTCCGGCTACCCGGAAGAGTTCGCACCCGGTGCCTACCACGAGTACAGCGTTCTGAACATCCCGAGGCCGAATGGCCACGAGGGCAAGTGGTACCAGAACATGAACCAGCACGGTCGTGCCGATGCGGCCACGATTGCCGAGGCTGCCGAACAGCAGAGCATCGAGGAACACGAGGATGCCATCAACCAGTTCGTGAAGCTGCTCCCGAAGAACGCTACACCGGCACAGGTGCAGGCCGCGTTGAACAGGGGGCGCGAGGCCGAGAAGAGGCTGCCGAAGTGGTGGAACGAATCGGAAAACCGCCGCAAGTTCTCCGTATCGTCGTCCGCAGTTGACGGCATCAGGATTACGCCGGAAGGTACGGTGCAGGTCAAGTGGGCAAAGAGCCCGACGTGGTACACCTTCAAGCAGTACCCGAACACACACGAGGCGTCCAAGGCCGTGCGCGAACTTCTGGAAATGCCGTCGATAGGACGCGCAGTGTACCCGGTCGTGAGCCAGGGTACCGGACCGAGGATGAGCAAGGACAAGACCAATCCTGGCATGCTCGGTGAATGGAACAACAAGAATTACGAGGCGGGCTTCGCCGGATAGGAGGCATCATGGCTTTCGAGTGGAATTTTGTCAAGGGTGGAATGAACCAGGGCGGACCTTCGCTCTCCCAGTATGGCGCACAGGGCATGGGCGGCTACCGTCCCAACAACGCCGGGATGGAAGGCTACCATCCCAATACGCCCTACCAGGCGGCACCGATGGCGCCCACGGTAAACGTGTCCCAGCAGATGGCCGGGCAGCAGATGGGTGACAGCATGGCCCTCATGGCCGAATACAGGGAAAACGAGGCTCGCATCGCCGAACTCGAACAGCGTCTCGCGTCCGTACAGAAGGAATGGAACGACGGTGCCGCAGGTCGCCAACGGGAAGCCGCCAACGATCTCGACATGCAGCTCGCCAGGGCCAGGGCTAAATACGGCGACTTCGGTTCCGCGTACAACCACCTGAACCGTATCGACGTTCGTGAGCAGGCTGCCTTGAACAAGGACACCAACGCGTCCACACAGAAGGATGCCGACCGCAAGAACCTGCGCGACGCTTACATCATGATGGCCGAGGCTTCCCCTGCCGGACAGGCTGCCTGGAAGGGCGCCATCGCTGACATGGAGGCCGCATACGAACGCAAGTACGGCGAGAAGTTCGAGGGACTCTCCATCCCCACCGGGAACGTCAATGGCGGCGTTTCCAACTGGGACCAGTTCGAGAACCTGTTCCTGCAAAAGAAGAACAGCAAGGGCAACCTCTCGCAGGCCGACATCGACCTCATGAAGAGCACCCTCTCCACCATGCCGCAGGGTGACAAGTACAACGAATGGATGGGCAAGCTCGACGGATTGAAGTCGCAGGAAAAGATAGATGCCGACAAGAATGCCTACGTGAAGAAGGTGAACGCCGGGCTCGCCGAGCTCGAACGTGACTGGGCCAACCAGAAAATCCGCAAGGATTTGAAGAAGCCCGGCGACAATACGACCAGGGTGAAGAACGGCATCACCTACACGATCACGTACACTGGAATGTCCCCGTCCGGCAAGAAGCAGTACGAGATTTCCGTGAACGGCAAGAAACAGAAGACTCGCGAGGAATAACCCATGGCTAAGCAGATTTATGTTGACGGTGAACTCGAAGACTGGTCCCAGGCAGACTGGGAGGACTACCTCGAAGAACGTGCCGAGAAGATTGCGGAAGAGCGCATCAAGCTGAACCGCAAGCTCAAGGTGACCCCCAGGGAAGGTGACCTCGAAAAGTACGCCAAGGAATACAAGCGGCGCATGCTTCGCGACTACCCGTTCGACAAGCTGGACGACCGGGTGTATGCCGCGTTCGAGAATCTCGGCAACGAATCCGCCATGCAGTGGCTCGACGGCTGGAAGGACAAGGACCCGATGGTCGTCAAGGCGAACAACGATTTCAAGGAATGGTCGAAGTATTTGAAGGGAATCGCCGCGGAAGGCGAGGACTGGTTCAGCATGACCCCGCAACAGTTGAAGGACGTGGCCGCTACCCTGGACGACGGTACCGGCAAGCCTTACGATATTTCCACGAAGGAAGGGTATGCCGACTTCATGAAGCGCATGGGCGACTACCAGAACCAGCTCGACCGTGCCAACCTCGTGAAGGAAATGGACGACATTCCCGGATCGACTCTGACGAAGATTGCCTACCCGTCACTGTACAAGGGAATCGAGAACGCTGTCGCTGGCGGTGAAGACCTGTCCAAGGCACAGGCAGTCGGCCTGGGTCTCATGGATGCCGGGGTAAACGTCGGCCAGTTCATGGCGCCTTCAATCAACGCTTTGAGGGCGAGACCGGTACTGAACTCGATCCTCGATGCCGGAATCCAGGGCGGCCTGGAACTCGGCAGGCAGGGAATGGGATACGGTGTCGCCGACATTGAACCCGACATGGTTGCCGCTCCCGTCACGTCATTGACGGCAGGCCTCACCCGTCCCGCCATGTTCGGTACCGCGCAGGGCCTCATGGGTGGCATGACCGGCCCGGAATGGATGAAGTTCCGCCGTGGCATGATGGCTTCCACCCGCGCCGGGAACCCGGTAGTGGCTGAACGTACGGCACTGGGCAAGAATATCGACAATTACAACAAGGGCGTCCTCCGCGACATGGAGAACGCATGGAAGGCCCAGGCTTTCGCTAGAACCGAACCCGGTGACGTGATTTCCGATACCTACCTGGCCGCGTTCAAGGACAAGGGTGTCAACAAGTGGCTCGACCTGGTTGACAAGGATGCCGCGTTGCAGGCGAACCTGGCACCGAAACTCCGCGAGACGTTCGACAGGCTCGGAATGGGCATGCCGCTCGTGGACTATTCGAGGTCCGGCCTCGGCAAGTACAAGGGCATGCCGATTCAATCCGACAACGTGTTCCGCAAGGTGTTCCCGAAGCGGTTCAACCCGGGCATCGAGGCGGTAGAGTCAACCGCAGGCGAACCGCTGTTCATCGACAAGGAAGCCATGCTGAAACTCTATGACAACATGCACCCGGTGGTGAACGTGAACACTAGCCGCGGAATCACCAAGGTGAACAACACCCTGCCGGAAGGAGCATTCACTACCGGAGGCAAGAAAACGTTCGGGAAGAAAACGAACGGCAAGGGAGCCGATACGGAACAGGTACTGAAACTCTCCGGCAAGGACGAGTCCGCCATCCGCAGCCTCATCCCTAACAAGATGGCCGAACAGGGTTCCATGGATGCCAAGTACAAGCTGGGCCTGGCGCTGGGTACCGGGGTGAACGACTTCGGCGGACGGTTCGAGCCGACGTTCAAGTTCAACCTGCTGAACCCGTTGAAGGACAGCCCGTTCAAGGACGACAAGGAAGCCTACAAGAAGTCCGAGTGGTACAGGAACATGAGTTCGAAATCCCGGAAAATCATCGACGAGGCCTTCAAGGAGAAACAGGAAGACGAAGAGGAATAGTTTCCACACCGTGAGGAATTTATGCTTGAAGTGAATGAAGCAATAGAACAGTGGCAGCAGTTCGAGTCCAGGGCCACGAGGGCCAGGACTACACAGATCGACCGCATCAAGGAAGACCGTGCGTTCCTCGGCGGCCAACAGTGGGACAAGGACGACGACAACGCCGTCCCGGCGACACGTATCCGCCGGACGGTCAACGTCATATCGAACCCCATCAACTCGGTGGTGAACCAGTACGCCGGATACGGATACAAGTTCTACTCCGATGACGAGAAGGTTGACGCTGCCGCCGATGCCTTCCTCAAATTCGGCAGCAACGAACGTGCCGCGCTCGACGTGCTCCGTTCGGAGGTGAGTTTCGGCCTGGGGTATTTCGCCATCGGTTCGGAGACCATCTACGCTGACGGCCAGGAAATCGACGTGCCAGCCCTCTACTCGATCGACAACGTGGAGACGGTTTATTTCGACCCGGACTCCGTCGCCTATGATGGCGGTGACGCCATGGCCGCAGGAATCGTCGAACTGCGCTCCAAGGAGTACGTGAAGGCCAAGTACGGCCCCGACTACGTCACCTCCGAGGGCACCCGTTCCATCGTGAACGTTTCCGACAACAAGGATTCCGAGAAGATGGCCATCGTCACCTTCTACCGCGTCGAGAACGGAAAATGCGCGGTCTACCGCCTCCTCAACGACAGGTTCCTCGAAACCCCCGTTGAGCTCGATATCCCACGTGTTCCCGTGTTCCCCTGCTATGGAGAGGCGACCTGGGAACCCGATGGACACAAGCTCTACCAGGGCCTCATCCGCCGTGGCCGTCCCATCCAGAAGCTGATCAACCTCGCGTACACGCAGCTGGCCGAACGCATGGCCAAGGCGCCCAAGTGCGTGTGGCTCACGACCCCGGAATCCGTAGAGGACTACGACGACGGCTACAAGAATTTTGACAAGAACATGAACCCGCTCCTACTGTGGAACGACAAGTCCGAGGACGGCAAGCGCGAGTTCCCGAAGCCGGAACGCATCGACAACAAGGTAGAGTTCGGCGACATCACCGGCATCATCGACAGCAACATGGGCCTCCTCTCCGCCATGACGGGCGTGGACGTGAAGGGCCTCGTGGATGCCCCGCAGATTACGGCCACCGAGGCCATCCTCAACAAGAAGGAGATGGTGCTCACCACGCGCCACTACTTCTCGAACTTGAAGACGAGCTTCCGCGCAGTGGGAGAGACGATTCTCGCCCTGTTGAACTTCGGCAAGGTGCACCTGGAAGTCATCCAGGGACCGGACGAGGAAATGACCAAGCAGGAAGCCCGCCAGGAACTCATGACCATCGCCCCGATTGTGCCCGACCAGGACAAGATGAAGGTGGTGAACGGCATCCTCCTGTCGCACAACGACAACCCGATCCTCCGCGAGGTGTTCGGCGCCCTCAATGCAGTCCAGGCCCCGACCGCCATGGAACAGCAGGCCTTCGACACCATCGAGCAGATGAAGCAGGCCATCGACCAGAAGAACGCGCAGATTGAGGAAATGGAACAGCAGTTGAAGAACTACGAGAGGTTCCAACAGAACAACGAGCGTGACTTGCAGGCCAAGTTCGCCGAAATCAACCTCAACCACCAGAACAAGCTGGAAGAGATGGCGTTCCAGAAGGAACTCGACGGTGGCGCCGATGCGGAGAAGGCACAGCTCGATTCGCAGAAGGCCCAGGTGGACCTGCAGAAGAGCGCCATCCAGCTCAAAACCGCCGAGGTCAAGGCCGGTGCCGAACAGACCAAGGCAATCCTCTCCATGATTCCGCAGAACAAGGAAGTGAACGATGAAAATTACGCTCGGAACTAACCAGTGGTTCGATGACCAGGGAGTCCCCCTGGTCTCCGGTCGCATCTCTGTCTTTCTTCATGGGAGTGACACGCCCGCCGACATCTTTACCCTCGAAGGGGACACGTACGTACCGAAGTCCAACCCGTTCATCCTGACCGAGGACGGGCGCTCTTCCAGCACGTGGTTCGATGCCACGACGGTGGACGTGCGCGTGGAGAAGTTCGTCGATCCGGCCTACGAGCTCATCGACACCTACTCCGACGGCTTCGAGCCCACGAACGCCCGCAACGACACCATGATTTACGGCATGGACGCCCTGGCATCCGCGAACCCGGAACTGGGTACGGTCACAGTGGTAGGTTTCCACAACTCCCACGACTGCGGCCCCCGTACGTTCGTGTGGGACCCGACCTGCACCGACAATGCCGACGGATGCGCCATCGTGCAGTCCAACGGTACCGAGAACGGTCGCTGGATTCTTCTCTCCGACGAGAGGTACATGCCTTCTTCCTGGTACGGAATCAAGGCCGGGCAGTACGAGGCGAACGTCTCCGCGTTCCTCACTTACCCGGAAACCGTTGGCCAGTGGTCAATCCAGCTCCCTCCCGTTCCCCGTTTCATGAAGGGGACCTATACGACCCAGGGCACTATCAGCTCGACGAAGGTGGTCGCCTTCGACAGCGGTGCAAAGTTCCCCGACGTGGTCCTCGAAGTGAAATCCGTGGAAGTCATGGACAACACCGACTACGTGGCCGACTTCATCTTCAACGATGCCGACTTCCTGGTTCATTCCTCCTGGTTCAAGAGCGTGAACTACTTCTGGAACTGCGGCGCCAGCATCTTCTGCCTGGACGAGAACAACTACTTCGCGGACACGCAGCTCGCGGGCGTTGCCGACATGAGCAACAAGACCATCCTCGGTACGACCAGAATCCCGATGACCTACCGTGACCGCAACGCCTACTTCCGTATCAACAACACCGTGATCGGCGGGAAGATTTTCAGTCCCACCGCCGACTATGTACAGGTTGTCGATACCACCACGGGCGACAAGGTGTTCCTCGCGGGCGCGTGGGACCCGGGCACCATTGCCGCCGGGCACCACGTGCAGTACGTCAACGTGCCCGACCTCGACAACTTCGAGAACACTTCCCGCTGGCTCGAAGCCATGAAGGAACGCAGGGCGAGGATGCCGTCGCAGCTCTGGGCCGACTACAAGCTGGACTTGCAGGGACGGTACCTCTCCTCCGTGGACGTGGGCCTCTTTACCGACATCAGGAACGTGGTGTGCGGTACGATGACCGTGAACAACTCGCAAAACTTCATCTGGATCCACGACTGCCGCGTAGACAGCCTGAACGTCACCTGCGCCCAGCTCGTCGTGGAGGATTCCACGGTGACCATCGGCTTCGAACCGGTATGCCCGTCGGTGTTCTTCTACCGCAGCCAGGTGACACCGGCCAGCGGCTCTACCGCATGGACCGGTACCGACTACTCGGTGACGGCGGAAGGCTGCACCTGGGGAATCTCCCTTAACAGGGCAACCGACAACATCGCCCGCGATTCCGCGATCAGCTTCACCGACTGCAAGTTCCAGACCAACACGACTGTACGTACGAAGAACCTCTCCATGAAGGACTGCCTCGTGGGACAGGCGACGTTCGAGGTGTACCCCTGGTTCGACGGTACTGACTACCGCATCAACGTGTACCTCTCCTGCAACCGTTTCACGGGCACCATACCGTTCACCATCACCAAGTTCTCCGGCACGGACGCGTTCGACCGCTGTTTTGACTGCATTCCCACCTGGACCATCGTGGGCAACATGTTCACCGGGAACGACACCGGAATCAAGTGCCGATACTGGTCAAACAGGACCGGTGGATACTATGACAGACAGTTCATCGCCAACAGCAACGACGCTGCCGTGAGCTACTACGGAAACACGGGCAACTGCCCGCACGAGACTGCACGCGACATCTACGGCACCGACAGTGACGGCAACCGGCTCTACGTGGTGACGATCGCCGAGGGAGCGAAGGCTACCATGTACAAGGGGTATGATGGTGTACAGCGCATAATGCCGGACCTCCGGTATTCAATCAGCGCCCCTTACCATTGGAGCAGCCGGGCCATCGGCGGCAACGGGTTGTGCCTGAAATATTACCAATCGGACAACGATCTCGACCACTACCGCGCACCGGGCATTTACCCGTACTACGTCCTAAACGCGTTGGATGACGGCGACTTCTTCGCCTACGGCTTCCTGTGGGTGGAGGAAATCGAGGAGGCGGACCCCGGGCACGTGCACATGTGGCGCTACACCTAGCCCCACTTTATAGGCAAAGAGGTTTCACATGGCTACTACGTATTTGAGGCTATTCCCGGCGACGACACAGTTCATCCTGAAAAACGGCATCCCGAACGTGGATGGCCGTCTCCGGGTGTACTACGAGGGAACGGACGACCTTGCCGGGGTGTTCGACGTGGACGGCTCGCAAATCCAGCAGCCGGTCATCCTGGACAACGACGGACGCGCCCCGGGCCTGTTTGTCGATTCCGCGAGGGTCTACCGCCTGGAAGTCTACGGGCGCGATGACGACCTCATCTACACGGTGCGCAGGATGGTACCTTCCGGCGGTGGAGCCGGTGGTTCCATAGGCATCTCGAACATCGTCTCCGCTGACGGCTCGATTACCGTCGAGCGCATGGGTGACACTGTGAACATCGAGGTGGCGGACCTGACCTCCTCGACCCTCGTGTCCACCTCTACCCAGGTGACCAACGACGGGCGGTTCCCAATCGTTTCCCCTCCTGTTGACTACAACGGCACGGACATCACCGTCTCGAACACGGGAAGGATCCAGTGCAGCAAGGGCTGGTACCACTATTCGGCGAACGTGCTCCTCGGTTGGGCCGGTGCCGCAAACAGGGTCCAGAGGGTCCGCGTGGACGGGCCGGAGAACTATTCCCTGGTGGACTTCAACCTGTCCTTCCCGCACGTGGAGATGCTCTCCGTATCGGGCGACCATGAAATCGACAACGACGGGGAGTTCATCGACTTCCAGGTGAGCGACATGGTGGTGGGCATGACGGCCCAGATCGTCAACGTGTCCGTCCATGCTCTCGAAGGGGGCGCCGGTGGAAGCGGTGGCGGTGGTGAACAGGTACAGGCCGACTGGGCCGAGGACGACCCGTTCCAGCCGTCCTACATCCAGAACAAGCCTACCATCCCCGCCGCGCAGGTGAACTCCGACTGGAATGCTTCCAGTGGTGTGGCGCAGATTCTCAATAA